GCAAAATCTTGCGTCCAGAAGCTCTTGTAACAGCACGTTACAACCTAGCTTAATTATAATTAACTAAGGGGGCTGCTTCGGTGGCCCTCTTACGCATATCTAAAAGAAAGATATTCTATGGCAACTACATACATTACACTAGTAAATGATGTGCTAAGACGTTTAAATGAAGTCACACTTGATATTGCAGGTGATGGCTTTGATACTGTACGTAACGTTCAAGCTCTTGCCAAGGATGCAGTAAATAATAGTATTCGTCTTATTTTACAAGACGGTCAGGAATGGCCTTTTTTAAAAACAACATATACTCAAACATTGACAGCAGGAACGGGTACATATTCTTTTCCTTCTAATATGGGTTCAGTAGATTGGGATACGTTCTTTCTAAAAAAGACTAGTGGACTAAGTGTTAGCCCTAAACATTTAAAAGTAATTAACTACAACGACTATGTACAGAACTATAGAGTTGGTGATGAAGAAGGAGATCAGGTAAACGGTATTGGTGCTCCTGTTGTTGTATTTCAGACACAAGAAAATAAATTTGGAATTACCCCTTTACCTAACGCTGCATATGAAGTAGAATATGTGTACTTCACATACCCCAGTGATCTAAGTCTTTACAATGATACAACAATAATTCCTGATAGATTTAAACATGTGATCATTGATGGTGCAGTTATGTACATTATGAGATTCCGTAGTAATGAACAGAGTGCGGCTATTCACCAACAAAACTTTCAAAATGGTATTAAGTCAATGCGTAGATTACTACTAGACGATAATCTATATGTACGATCTACCGTAATTGAACGTGCAAGTGTTTCTAGTTTTAACAGTGCGGTATAATGGCAGACAATCTAGCATCCTTCAAAGTATTCTGCCAAGGCGGTCTAAACACTAGTCGTGATGTGTTGTCACAAGGTGAGACACAACCAGGATCAGCAGTTGCTCTAATTAACTACGAACCATCTGTTACTGGTGGTTATCGTAAGATCAACGGGTTTAGTAATGACTACGGTACAGTTACAGGCACAGGTAAAGTTCTAGGTGTTTGTGTTGCTAATGGTGTCAACGATGGTATTCTAGCTTGTCGTACACCTTCTAGTGGCTCTGACTACTTACATTATTGGGATACAGCTACATCAGCTTGGGTTGCAGTAACTACTTCTGGTTCTCCTACAATGACAGGCGTAACCAAGGTACGCTTCACTAAGTACAACTGGGGTAGTCCAAAGGTAATGCTTACTGACGGTATTAACCCTGCAGCTACATATGACGGTACAACTTATACGCAGATAACACACACAGATGCACCCAGCGCACCTAAGTTCTCACACGTATTCAAGAACCATATATTCTTAGCAGGTGACCCTAGTGAAGACACGAATCTTTATTTTAGTGCGCCATACGATGAGACTAGCTTTGCTCCTGCTGATGGGGCTGGGGTTATTAACGTTGGTTTCCCAATCGTAGCTATTAAGTCTTTTCGTGATGTTTTATATATCTTTGGTACAAACAACATTCGTAAACTTGTTGGGGATAATATCTCTAACTTTATTTTACAAGAAGTTACAGATGATCTTGGGTGCCTAGCTACAGATAGTGTTGTAGAAATTGGCGGCGATCTCTTATTTTTATCACAAGATGGCTTGCGTCCTGTGTCAGGAACTGATAAGATAGGAGATGTAAATCTTGAAACGGTATCAAAAGATATTCAGTCTATTTTTACTGACATTATTTTTGACATTGATCTTGAAGGATTAAATGCAGTAGTCATACGACAAAAGACACAGTTCCGTTATTTCTTTGCTGGTAATGATACTCAAGGTATTATCGGTGGCTTTAGACAAACACCTAACGGATTACAGTTTGAATATAGTCAGATGTTAGGTATTACTGCTACCTGTGCTGATAGTGGCTACATTGGACAGAATGAATATGTAATTCATGGTGATAGTAATGGTAAAGTCCATCGTCAAGAACAAGGTTTTAACTTTGACGGTGACGATATTTTCTCTGTGTTTCAGACACCATTCTTTCATATGCAAGACCCAGAGCAACGTAAAGTATTCTACACTGTAGCTACATATCTACGTGCTGAAGGTGACAACACAATCGTTATGTCTGCATTGTATGACTACGAAGATGTAGACACACTAAGTCCAACAAACTTTACTTTAAGCACAGAAGGTGCTGCAGCTTATTATAACGAAGCACTATACGATAGCACCGCAATCTTTGATGGTAACCCTGCCCCAGTTAAACGTACTAACATTTCAGGTTCAGGTAAGTCAGCATCATTTAAATTCGTAACTAATGATTCCAATGCGTCACACAGTATTCAGGGTCTAGTGATAACATTCGGGGTAGGAGACAGGTTATAAAATGGCAGGTTATTCACGTCAATCAGTAGCTGATATTATCGCTAATGCGGTTATTAAAGCTGCACCAGTAAACGCAGAGTATAACGCAATTCGTGATGCGTTTGCTTTCGTAGGTGGACACAAACACGATGGTAGCTCTACAGAGGGTGCTTACATACCTTTGATTGCTGACGTTGATGCATTAAACAAAGTTGTTGTAGACACATCTAATAACCGTATCAGTATTTACACTGAAGTGTCTAGTGCTGCAGTAGAACAGATACGTATTCAAGATGGTGCTATTGTTCCTGTAACGGATAATGACATTGACCTTGGTGCTTCTGCACAAAAGTTTAAGAATCTGTATGTAAATGGTATTGCAAGTATTGGCTCCATTACCCTGTCTGGTGGTACAATAGATGATACAGTTATCGGTGGTACAACCCCTAATGCTGGTACATTTACAACCCTTACTGCTACCACAGTTGATCTAAATGGTGGAGCAATAGACGGAACTATTATTGGTGCAACTACCCCTGCTGCTGCTGACTTCACTACAATGGATGCTTCTGGTAATGTTACAATCGGTGGTACTCTAGGTGTTACTGGTGTAACTACACTAGGTACAGCTAACATCACATCTGTTGACTTAGACTCAGGTGCTATTGACAATACCACTATCGGTGCTGCTACACCTGCCGCTGGTACATTTACAACTCTTACAGCTAACACAAGTCTAACTGCTGCTACTGCTGACATTAACGGTGGTACATTAGATGGTGTAGTTATTGGTGGTACATCCTCTGCTGCAGCAACCGTGACTGATCTAACAGCAACTGGTACATCTACACTTACCACTGTAGACATCAACGGAGGTGCTATTGATGGGACTGCTATTGGTGCTTCTAGTGCTGCTGCTGGTAGTTTTACAACTGTATCGACATCTGGACAAGCTACACTGGCGACTGCTGATATTAATGGTGGTACTATTGACGGTGCTATTATTGGTGCAACAAGTGCAGCAGCTATCACAGGCACAACGATTACAGGAACTAGTTTTGTCGGACCTGTCACAGGAAACGTTACAGGTAACCTTACAGGCAACGTAACTGGTGATCTGACAGGTGATGTAACAGGTAACATCACATCAAGTGGTTCATCTAGCTTCAACAACGTTACTATTGACGGTACGTTGAACATGAATGCTGGTACTACAGCTACCATCACTAACCTTACATCACCGACTAACACAAATGACGCAGCAACCAAAGGCTACGTAGATACAAGCATTGCTAACCTTGTAGACTCAGCCCCAGGTACACTAGACACACTAAACGAACTAGCTGCTGCTCTAGGTGATGACCCTAACTTCTCCACAACTATTACAACAAGCATAGCAACCAAGCTCCCACTAGCAGGTGGTACGATGACTGGTGCTATTGCTATGGGTACTAACAAGATCACAGGCTTGGGTGATCCTACTGCAGCCCAAGACGCAGCAACCAAAAACTATGCTGACAATAAATTCTTAGCTCTGACTGGTGGAACCATGACAGGTTCTATTAATATGGGCAGTTCACCAATTACAACTACTCACACCCCAACTAATTCTGCTGACCTTACAACTAAAACATATGTAGATGGTATTTTAGGGTCAGCTACTGCTGCAGCTACGAGTGCAACTAATGCAGCTACTTCAGCTACTAATGCTGCAACAAGTGAAACTAACGCAGCTAACTCAGCTACTGCTGCAGCTTCTAGTGCAACCAGTGCAGCTAACTCATATGATGACTTTGATGACAGATACTTAGGTGCTAAAGCTTCTGCTCCTGCCTTAGACAATGATGGTGATGCACTTATCACTGGTGCATTGTACTTCAATACTACTACAGATATTATGTATGTGTATGGTAGCTCTGGATGGCAAGCTGCAGGTTCATCAGTTAACGGTACAGCAGACAGAGTTACTTACACTGCTACATCTGGTCAGACTACATTTGCTGCTACATATGACCCAGGATATGTAGATGCTTACTTGAATGGTGTGAAGCTTATCAGTGGTACAGACTTCACTGCTACATCAGGTACATCCATCGTTCTTACTACAGGTGCCACAGCAGGTGATACAGTAGACATTGTAGCTTATGGTACATTCGTAGTAGCTGATACTTATACTAAGTCACAGAGTGATGCTCGTTACGTTGAAGTAGCTGGCGATACTATGACTGGTGATTTGAACGTAACGGGTCGTATTGATGCAGATGGTACTATTGCTGTTGAAGGTTCAAACCCACGTATACAAGTCCAAGATACAGATGGGACTAACCAATTCAGCTTCCTTCAGCAGCAGGGTGAAAATGCAGTATTAAGGTCAAGGAATGACACAGCAGATGGCGGAATCATTTTTGCTGGTTATGGCGGGGGAAGTACTACAAACCGTGCTTACATTGCTCCAAATGGCGACATCAGCTTCTACGAAGACACAGGCACCACTGCAAAGTTCTTCTGGGATGCTTCATTAGAAGCATTAGGCATAGGTACAAGCACCCCTTCCAGAAAGCTAACAGTAGAAGGTGGCACTGGCGACAATTTGCCAGTTCGTGTCATTGGCGGCTCTGGTACTACTAAGTCACATATGGAGTTTCAAGACCCAAGCACTACAGCAGACTATAAGGTTAGTATTGGTTCGGTTGGTGATACTTTTACGATCCAGTCTGGTGGCAGTGAGTCTGTACGGATTGATGCATCAGGTAATTTAGAGATGCTACGAGATGGCTCTGTGGGTTGGTCTAACTGGACAATCACAGAGTCTGGCGGCTCACTGTACTTTGCTACAGGCGGTGTGAACAAGATGAAGTTAGACGCATCAGGTAACTTAGACGTTGTAGGTAACGTCAATACGAATGCAACAATAACGTAAAGCTAATAGGAGAATCCGAAGATGGCGATTAAAGTAGGTGGCACAACAGTCGTAGATGATAGCAGACAGCTAAGTAACATTGCGTCTGTAGATGCAACAACTGTGGCGGCACTAGGTGCGGCTGGTATATCAGGCGGTGGTGGCATTGAGCTAACTACATCTGAAGATATAGTTGAAGGAGATACTTTAGCTTTTAATATTACTAGCGGCAAAGTGGAGAAAGTAGCTCGAATTGGTGGAAGCGGATATAATAATTTAGGATCGCTTCAAACTAGTACAACTGGTAGAATGGCGCATGTTTCTGGTAATGTATTTGCAGTTTGCATTGAAAATTCAAGCGGCTCTACACAATTAGTTCTTGCTAGATGGAACCCTAGTACAAATAGTTTTACGGCTGGTACACCAATTAGTTTTACAGGTCAGTCTAACAAAGTTCAGGGAGCTATTGTTTTATATTCTGCTCAGAATAATAAAGTGATTTGGTTAGTTTCTTATCTTTTAACAAATCATAGATTGCAAGGTTTATCGTTTACGCCTGATACTACAAACTTAACTTTAACATCTCTTGGCAATGACGAGATTGAAAATGCAATAACTAACGCTACTGAAAATACTGTATCGGCTACCTACAATTCAACAGAAGATAAAGTGTTTGTTCTTTATAGAGATTCAAGTGGTTTTGGTAGAGGGCGTGTAGTAGATTTTGGTGGTGCTGGATCAAGTACAATTACAATTGGTTCTGAAACAGGGCCAAGCGGCAGTAATTTTGGCTCATCTGGTGATTTTGATATGCACAGTGTGTTAAGTGACGGAAGTAAAGTCATTGCTGTGTACTATCATGCGGGGGATTTTAAGGGTGTTGCTGGTACCATAAGCGGGTCAAGCGTTACTTGGGGTTCTCCTTATACTTTTGGCGGTACTGCTCATACATATTATTCACATGGTAATTTATTTAAACACGTAAGCGGTAGTTATGGTGCTTTTGCTATGTTTAATGCAAGCCAAGGTGGTATTGTTCAATTTGATGTAAGCTCATCAAATGTTATAAGTAATCTTTCTTTTAATAACATTACTATTTCTTCTGCAAATACAAGTTATCCAGTTTACACAAGTTATGACAGTTCAGGTAACAGGTTGTTTTATGGTAGTTATGACGGTAGTGGTACTTATGCTGGTAACATACAATTAAACACATCAGCACCTACTCAAGTTAGCCAGAATAATGTCACGCTATTGAGTAATAGTAGCCGAGTAGAAAGTGCTATGTACAATCCAAGTGCAGGTTTTGCATTTTATGGTTTAAATAATTCCAACTTGTTTGGTTACTACGCTCCTGTAGAAGACAACTTTAATGACTTTATTGGCATAGCTAAAGAAGCAGCATCAGCTAATAACACAGTTAAGATTGCAAATGCAGGTCAAATAGCAACTGGATTAACAGGATTAACTGCGGGTAACTTTTATCGGATTCAATACGATGGAACTTTCCAAGACCTTGGCGGTTGGACATCTAACTATGACAATCTTAACCAAGCACAAAGAGCAAGAAAATCAGGCAGGGCATTAACCTCTACAACTATGTTAATGCTTAATGATTTTATGTCTAATTAAAGGGTAACGTAACATGACCAAAGCAAGAGACTTAGCAGACCTAATCAGTGCAGGTAATCCACTTGCAGATGGTGCTATAAGTGTATCAGAGATTAGTGACCTCACTGCCTCTGCTGCCGAACTTAATCAGTTAGACAATACAGCCGATCTACCCGACATTCGCCCTAGTCTTTTGCTAGACTTTGCGAACAGCAAGACCCTTGATCCACGCATCACGTTTACCCGTGGCAGCACTGCGACTTACTGGGATGGTAAGACCACTGCGAAAGCAGAGGAGAATTTGATTACCTACAGTCAGGACTTCAGCACAATCTGGACGTTTGGGGCGAGTGCTTCTGACGGAACAATCACAAACAACAATACTACTGCGCCTGACGGCACGACTACGGCTGCGTTGATACAAGCAACTGCAACAACGTCACAGCATTACTTGCAGCGTCCTAGCAGCTATTATCGCCCTGTCTCTGGGCAAACCTATACTCTTTCCTGTTACTTAAAGGCTGGCACAGTAGACGATGTTCAGTTTGTATTTGGTAATGGTGCAGACTTTGGTTCCGCAGCTTATATTAACGTAGACTTAACGGCTGGCACAATTACATATACAGCATCAAGCATTTCAGCCTCATCAATCACAGATGTAGGTAACGGCTGGTATCGTGTAACTATGTCGGCACCTGCCATTGGCAGCAATAATCAGGGCAACTTCATCACATCTTTTGTTGATCCTGCTGCCCCAACTGGTCGCTTGCAGAATTTTACCACCGCTGGCACTGAGACATATTACATTTGGGGTTGCCAAGTAGAACAGCGCAGCTCAGCCACAGCCTACACAGCGACAACCTCTAGCCCCATCGTGAAGTACCAGCCAGTGCTGCAAACAGCGGCATCAGGTGAGGCACGGTTTGACCACGATCCAGTGACAGGTGAAAGCAAGGGCTTGCTGATTGAGGAAGCTAGGACGAATTTGTTTACGCAATCTCAAATTGATCAAAGTGGATGGAATGTTTCAGACACAACAAAACAAAGTAATGTTATAGTTGCACCAGACGGAACACTTACAGGCGACAAGTTAATAGCTAATACAGATACAGACTATCACTTTTTGTGGGCTTCCATGAATGGTACTGCAAGTAATACTTACACCACTTCTATTTTTGCCAAAGCTGGGGAATATACTAAGTTTTACATTCAATATAATCCTAATGCGGATTGGACAGGCACTGGTAATCCCAGAGCATTCTTTGATCTAGTAAACGGCACGGTGTATGATGAGCTTGATGCTACAGGCACAATAGAAGATGTTGGTAACGGTTGGTATCGCTGCTCAATTACAGCAACAGGTGAATCCTCTTTAAGTGGTGGCACAGCAACCTTGCATTTAATAAATGATGCAGTCAGCACAAGTAGTAGTTTATTTACTGGCGATGGTTACTCAGGCGTATTTTTCTGGGGCGCACAGCTAGAAGAAGGCTCCTTCCCAACGTCATACATCCCCACATCTGGGTCTACTGTGACTAGGGAGAGAGATACCGCTTATATTGACGATGTTAGTTATATCAACCCTGTTGACTTAACTATTTACGTTGAGGCTGAACAGCCGCCACTAGACGATTACCGTAGGCTCGTTTCTGTTAGTGGGACATCTATTAGCAACGCTTATGCTATACACAGCACCCCTGCTGGCTATTTGTCCACATCCGTTAGGATTAGTGGAGTTACTCAAGCAAGTCCAACATTTGTAGAAGCTCTAGCCAGAGGAACCACACAAAAAGCTGCATTGGCGATTGCAGAAAACGATGTTGCTTTTGCGAGAAATGGAAATTCCGTCTTAACAGATACAAGTGTACCTTTAGCAGGTACTGATATTACCAGAATATGGATTGGCAACGGAGTAGAAAACTACAACAACAGAAGGTCTAATAACCCTGTTTCAAAGATAGCCATCTACCCCAAGCGTCTACCCAACGCCACCCTGCAAGCAATGACGGAGGCATAACTAATGGCTAAACTTACTGGAACAAACCCCGATCAGGTGCCTACAAATGCTGACCTTGGTACGATGGCGTATCAGGATAAGGATAATGTTAAGATTGATGGCGGTAGCATTAATTTAAAAGATAACGATAAGATACAGCTAGGTGATAGTAATGATTTAATTATTTACCATGCTGGTACAGGTTCTGTAATTGAAGACGTAGGCACTGGTAATCTTTATATAGATGCTACAAATCTAAACTTTAGGAATGCAGGTAAAACTGCCACATATGCCGTTATGAATGATGGCGGCTCTGTAGCATTATACTACAATAATAATGTTAAGCTATCTACAGTTTCAACTGGAGTAGACGTAACAGGCGAGTTTATAGCCGACAGTTACAACGAAACCTATGCAGCTACATCTGGCACATCACCTACAGTCAACTGCCACGCAGGTAACGCCTTTAGCCATACTCTGTCAGGCAACACCACGTTCACGTTCTCTAACCCACCTGCCAGCGGCACTGCGTATAGCTTCAGCATTGAGATCATTCAGGATGCCTCTGCGTCTGGTTACACGGTCACTTGGCCTAGCTCAGTAGATTGGCCCGCTGCAACTGCACCGACACTGACTGCAACTGCATCAGCTAAAGATGTATTTGTATTTACTACTCGTGACGGTGGTACTAACTGGTATGGATTTACTGCAGGTCAAGCATTAGGATAAGCTAACATGGCAACTAAAAAGAAACTCTTACAAGCTGCTGCAGGTAGTGCGGGTGGTGCTGGTGCGCTTAACGTAGAAGATGTGTTCTCCACCTATCTCTATGAAGGGAACGGAAGTTCTCAGGTTATTGAGAATGGGATTAACCTTGGGCAGTCTTTTGGTAGTGGGTCTGGTTACTTTAGTGGTTCTGCGACAGGTTCAGCACCTACAGGAGATAGTGGATATTTACAAACATCAACCTCTACAGATTTTGCTTTAAGCAACAGCGATTTTACAATAGAGTTTTTTGTTAATGTATCTGATGGTGCGGGTAATAATAATATAATTTTTTCTTTTGGGGCAGGTACTTCTGATTACGACCCACTTATTATTTACACTGGTATAACATCAACAACTGCTGATCTTAAATTTTACGGTTCAAGTAGTGGGACTTCTTGGAATTTTGTGTCTAATGCTACTATAGGTACAGTTTCTTTTGGAACGTGGCATCATGTTGCTTTGGTTAGAAGTGGAAGTAGTTTATATTTATTTCTTGATGGTGTTCTAGGCTCAACAACATCTGTATCAACAACTTCTTTTGCTCAATCAGCTAATCAACTTTTGATTGGCAGGGCGCAAAACGATAAAAGGTTTTATGGGTATCTTTCAGATTTTCATTATGTAAAAGGTACAGCTCTTTATACAAGTGCTTTCACACCACCTACCTCTACTATATCTTCTGTAGCTAATACAAAGTTGCTAACCCTTCAACAAAGCGACATTCTTAGTGATAATAGTAGCTCTGGTCACACTGTAACGGAATATGATGGAACAGTTACGAACTCTCCCTTCGGCCCCTTTGACGCAGCCGATGCTGGCGAAGGTGGTTTGGTTTGGATTAAAAATAGGGACCAAACTGATGACCATTACTTAGGTGATAGTGAACGTGGTTTTTACAGAAGACTAGAAAGTAATAACACTGGTGCTCAAGTAGGTAATGCCAATGGAACTTGGTCATTTAACGCAAATGGTTTCTCTATCCCAAATTTTAGTCAAGTTAATACTAATGGTGAAAACTACGCCTCTTGGACATTCCGCAAAGCCCCTAAGTTCTTTGATGTGGTGACGTATACTGGGACAGGGACAAACAGGACAATCAGTCATAATCTTGGTAGCGTTCCAGCCTGTATAATTGTAAAGTCTACAAGCAGCGCACAGGATTGGACTGTTTATCATGTAGGAACAGATGCGACATCTCCAGAACAGTACCACTTAGTTTTAAATTCAACGGCTGCACGATCTAATATTGAAAGATGGAACTCTACCGCCCCTACCTCAACAGAGTTTACCGTTGGAGCAAGTATTAGGGTAAATGGTTCAGGTGAAACATACGTAGCCTACCTATTCGCCCACAACGATGGTGACGGTGAGTTCGGCCCTGATGGTGATGCTGATATTATCAAGTGTGGGAGTTTTACTACTGACTCCAACAGTAGGGCAACTATTGACTTGGGATTTGAGCCTCAGTTTCTTATCTTTAAAAGGACTGACGGAACAAGTTCTTGGGAAATAGACGATGTGATGCGAGGCTGGGGTGAGACTGAAAGAAATTATTTAGCTGCGGAATCATCCAACGCAGAAGGCTCAAGCGATAACGTAACTTACCCTATTAAGCCAACATCCACGGGCTTTCTTTACGATTTAAATGCCGCAGGTAGTGGTTACGCCAACATTGACTACATCTACATAGCCATTCGCCGTGGCCCTATGGCTGTGCCTGAAGATGCGACTGATGTGTTTGCTATGGATACATTGGGTGGGACTTTGCCTAACCCACCTGCGTTTAATTCTGGGTTTACCGTTGATGCTGGTCTTTATAAAGTTATAAACAGCTCAAGTAGCTGGTTACTATCTTCAAGATTGACCCAAGGTAGACGATTGTCTACAGACAGCACCGCTGCTGAAGCAGCTGAGTCTGCTCAGACGTTTGACTTTATGGACGGATACTATAATGCTACGTCTGTAAGCACAAATTACCAATCTTGGATGTGGAAACGTGCCCCCAACTTCTTTGATGTCGTTACTTACACGGGGAACGGAACAGGGAACACAGAAACACATAATCTTAATGCCGTGCCAGAGATGATATGGTTTAAATCAAGAAACACTTGTGGCGCAGATGATTGGTATACTTACCATTCAGGCGTAGGAACATCAGCATATTTAAAAGTTAATGACAATTCATCAGCAGTATCCAGAAGTAATTGGGTTTCATTAAGCGATACGTCATTTACAGCTGATGCTCTTGTTAGTCAGGGAAGCACAAACTACATAGCCTACCTATTCGCAAGCCTAGATGGTGTGTCTAAGGTGGGGTCGTTTACATATTCTGGCTCTACGTTAAATGTTGACTGT